GTGTTTGACGAACTGGGTGAGCAGGGCTTTCCTGTTTACGTGTTGCGAAGTTATGATGACATTGAGGAGTTTATACGTGGCACTAAGTGAAAAAGATATTCATGTTGGTAGGTTTTTCCAGGAGGCAAAATCCCGAGCTCAAAATAAAAACGTGCCGTTCACAGTGACGTTAAAGTATTTAAGAGAGATGGCCGGGGATCACTGTCCAGTGTTTGGCCATAAGTTTGTGTGGGGCCGATCTCATCTCGGTAAAGGAAAAACCACCGGAGACTCACCATCATTAGACCGCATCATTCCCGAACTGGGGTATGTGCCAGGTAACGTGGTGTTTATCTCGCACAACGCAAACCGCATTAAAAACAACGCAACTGAAAAAGAACTCTACGCAGTCGCAGACTGGCTGCATGAGGCTAGAAAGAAAGTAAATGTTAACGAGAAATCAGCTGCATCCCTATCAACAGGAGATCATCAACAAAGCGAAGTCTATCCCGAACTTGGGCCTTTTTCTGCCACCGGGACTTGGGAAGACTACTACGACGCTCACCATTATTGTGGAGCAAATGCAAGGCAAGACGCTGATAATAGCACCCAAGCGAGTAGCGGAGACAGTATGGGATCAGGAAGTGCACAAGTGGGAACATTTGTCACATCTTACGACATCCAAAATAATGGGCTCCCCTGCGCAGAGAATATCCTCGCTGAATACAGAGGCAGACGTATACCTGATAAATCTTGAGAATGTCGCATGGCTCTGTGGCCTTTCAGACAAGTTAGTGTTCACTAACTTAGTAATAGATGAATCAAGCCGATTTAAGGACCCTAGCACCAAGCGTTTTAAGGCACTTAAGAAGCATTTAAAGGGCTTCTCACGGCGTTTAATTCTTACAGGCACACCCACCCCTCAGGGTATAGGAGATCTCTGGTCACAGGTGGGTATACTGGACTTAGGACAGCGTCTAGAGACCAGCCTTACCAAGTTCCGTGACAAGTACATGGAGCCAGACCAAATGAACCGCCACACAAGGGTGGTATATAACTGGAAGCTAAAGCTGGGAGCCGACTTGCAGGTACAGGAGAAGATCCAAGACATCTGCATGTCACTTAAAGCAGAGGATTATCTACAACTACCGACATTAAGTACCATTTACCACAAGATTGAACTAGATAAAAATGTAAGGGCAAAGTATGATGAACTTAGAAAAGACATGGTCGTTAGTATCAAAAAAGAAAAAATCACAGCTCCAACAGCAGCGGCACTGGCGAACAAGCTCCTGCAATTCACATCAGGAGCGGTCTATAACGAAGACGGAAAAGCACAAGAAGTACACCGCTCTAAACTGGAACGTCTTGAGTCGCTCATGGAAGAATCTTCAAGTCCCACGCTTGTCTTCTATCATTTCAAGCATTCACTCCAACGAATACGTCTTCAGTTCCCAGAGGCGGTGGTGTTGGACGATGACAACATTGAGGCGTGGCGCCGTGGCAAGATTCGTATGCTCCTTGCCCACCCGCAGAGCGGCGGCATCGGGATTAATCTTCAGTGCAACGTTGGAGAGACAGCACAGACGATCTGGTTCGATCTACCATGGAGCTCAGAGAACTACATCCAAGCGAATGCTAGGATCTACCGCCAAGGGCAAGAAAAACCGGTTATCATACATCATCTAACTGTGTCTAATAGTATCGACGAGCAGGTGGTCAAAGTCTTGGACGGAAAAATAAATTTACAAGACGCCCTGCTAGATGCCCTAAATTTTGCATTAATATAGCTATGAGAACAAAAACCAAATACAAGATCAACGCAACCGCACCTAGACTATCAGATGAGGACATTGATCCGATTGAAAAGGATGACCCCCCGTCAGAAGTTAATTCATGGATGACAGAGGGCTGGATGCCCTGGGAGCCAGAAGATCTCGCAGACATCCGGCGGTTGGTTGATGAGTTCTTACCGGCCAAGCAACGATTTATTATAGAGGCATTTTTAGATGGTCTAAACTACAAAGATGTTGGTGTAACAGAAAAATATTGGCGCTACCACTTTGCCGGCGCCATTCAATTTATAAAAGGACAGCTGGGCGTATGAGTCACTTCATTGTAGAGCATAATTATAAGGGTAAGTATGTTATGGAAACGATTTGCGGTGTGGAAGATATTGATGTCAGCCGCTTTGAAGATTTATTGGGAGTCTGGGTGTGCGACAGCATGGAGGAGCTACAGACTATGGAAAATCAAATTAAGGAGCTAAGAGATGCACGATCCAGTAAATCATCCTAAGCACTATACAGAGCACCCAAGCGGCGTCGAGTGCATTCAGATTACCGAGCACATGGACTTTAACCTTGGCAATGCCCTTAAATATATTTGGCGGTGTGACTTAAAGAAGGACGCAGTAGAAGACCTACGAAAGGCGCAGTGGTATATCGGCAGGGAGATAGCCAAGCGCATTAAGATTAACAACGCAGTAGATCCGGAGTGTGGAAAATGAATTTAGAATTAGATGATGATTTTGCAGATGAAATTACTAGAACCAACCTAGCGCAGAGCTATGTCAACGTGTCAAGGATGATGAAAAATGGCAACAACTGGCACGAAGATGACGTCGCCTCATGGGAAAAACTATTACCGGCACTAGAAATAGTTGGCGGCTGGTACAGCGTAGACTTTAAAGCCGACATTAAAAAGGCAAAGAAGGTAAAAAATGAACCCAAAGATTGATTTAGAGTCGGCGATTATGTTAGCGTGGCAGACAAGTGACGACCTTGAACTACTGTTTAAGTACCACGGTGACAACCCAAAACCGATGACAGAGGACGAAGTAAGTAACGCGGTACTAGGTATCAAGGTGTTACATGAAATGCGTATGGAGGCATTACTGGATACCTACTACCGTAAAATGGAATTGAACCAGTACTGCACAGACCCAGAAAAGTTAGCAGCACGACATAATTTGTTTGGCGATATAGATTATTTAAAACCTAAGAAAGGAAGTAAAAAATGACAGAAGAAACTAAAGTAGTAGACAGCACCCTAGATAACGAGATTTTGACATTTCAATTTACAGTGGCGGCAATCAACGGCCTCCTGCAAATTTTAGGTCAGGCCCCGTTTATTGCCTCCGCAGGATTCATTAACGACATTCAGCGACAGGCTGGCCCCCAGGTGGATGAGTTAGTGGCAAAAAAGGAAACAAAAGATGAACCTCAAACAGCTACTGCGTAACGCAGGCATCAGCAACAACATCATCAAGGAGGTCGAGCGCAAGGCTAAACAGACCACCGAGCAGATGGAGCAGGAGCACCAGGAAAAAGCCCTGGCGATGACCAAGATGATGCTAAACGATGCTCTAAGATATCGTAAAGAGCACGGGGCCAATACCCCGCCGTCCAAACCAAAAAAGACGATCATCATCCCAGACTAGGGCGGTTTTAGGCAATAATTTGCATTATTATATATAGGAACGTCGTGAGACGCCCCTATCTACCCTAGCCTTAAAAAAGCTACAGGTTGCCGGACACCTGCATAGAATCCGGCGTTTTTTATACACATCACACACAACATACATAGAAAGTAACAAAATGAATCCATTCGAACTACGTTTTTCCGTATTTAACACAGCAAAAGACCTCATGGTTAAACAGCATGAGGCCAACATGGCGACATGGGAAGTGCTCAACAAGACATCCAAAGAGGCTGTAGAACTCGCTCCAAAGTTCCCAACAATGGAAGAGATCATCGACAAGGCTATTGAAATCAATACTTTTGTAAGTGGTCAGACAACCAAAGAACTGACAGGCTTAGTTAAAAAGATGTCAGGTGTTTCAGTAATATTTTAAGTAGTACTGCTAGGCAAGGTGTGACCGGAGGCATCGGCACTTAATATCACCAGACCCGTAGGTAACCAACTCCAAGATTGGGATTTCCTGCCTAGTTCCAATACGCATGATGATTGGGTTATAAAGATCGGTCACACAGAATGAAGTCGCGCTCTGGGTTCGAAACCAACGTGTACGGCTGTTCAACCCGATTGAGACCAGCAGTTCGCCACTGTAAACAGTCATCAGCCGTATTGGTAAATCGAGGCCACCCGGTGTAACGGGGAATCGTAGGGTTGGATAGGATTGATAAGCCTCAACCCAGCCCGTTACCAATTCTTTACAATAAACAGCGAAAACTTTACAATGGCAACTAAACCCGGACTCTACGCAAACATCCACGCCAAAGAGGCACGCATAAAAGCTGGCTCAGGCGAGAAGATGCGCAAGCCTGGTAGTCCGGGTGCCCCAACCAAACAAGCATTCGTTGAGTCTGCAAAAACAGCAACAATGAAAAAAGGTGGCGGTGTATCCCTGGCAATAGGACGCGGTGAAAAGTTACCAGTATCTAAAGGCGCTGGCTTAACAGCAAAGGGTCGTGCTAAGTATAATGCCGCGACCGGCTCAAATTTAAAGGCACCACAGCCAGAAGGTGGTGCACGTAAAGATTCATTCTGTGCAAGAATGTCCGGCATGCCCGGCCCAATGAAAGACGAGAACGGCAAGCCAACTCGTAAGGCAGCAAGTTTAAAAAGGTGGAAATGTGGCAGCTAAAAAAACAGCATCAAAGTATGACCCGGCTATGTGTCAGCGCATGATAGAGCTAGGAAAACTTGGGTCATCACAAAAGATGATCTGGAGCGACCTAGGTATATCTAAGACAACGGCAGAGTCATACAAAAAGAGTCACCCAGATTTTGCCGAGGCGCTCGACATGGCGCTCGTACACTCACAGGCACACTGGGAGCGTGAGCTCCTGGCAAACATTGAAAACAAGGGCTACAACAGCCGTCTTGCAGAGATCGCCCTACGTGGACAGTTTCAACAGGATTACAGGGAGACCCGTGATACTAAGGTAGACGTCAAGGCAGAGATTAAGGTAGACTTCAATAAAGAGATTGCAGATTTGATTGCCGCCCTAAAAACCTAATTTTATTTATTTTCAGTTTTAACCAAAAATGGGACTCAAAAGGGTCCCTTTTTTGCATTATTATATATACGATTAAACAGACTTGAAAGACAAAAATGACGGCACACGCACTCCTAAGCGCATCAGGATCCAAGCGATGGTTATCCTGCACACCGAGCGCTAAGCTCGAGGCAACCCTACCAGAACAAAAACGTGGATCCGGAGCATTTGACTTTAGTCAAGAAGGCACAACGGCCCACACACTGGCAGAAGCAAAACTAAGATACCATTTTGGACAAATTGGAACAGAGGAGTATGAAAATGAAGTTAGCACCATCAAAGCAACACCCTACTACAACGACGATTTCGAGGCTCACGTCGATAGCTACGTACTATACGTCCGCAGTCAAATCGGCGAGGGAGATTACCCGCTATTTGAACAGCGCGTTGACTTCAGTGACTGGGTACCTGACGGCTTTGGTACGGCCGATGTGGTTATACTTTCTAAGCACGCCATTCGCGTCATCGACCTCAAGTTCGGAAAAGGCATTCCGGTACATGCGCAAGATAACCCGCAGCTACGACTTTACGCACTTGGAGCCTACTCCAAGTTCAAAGAAGAGTTCCCAGAAATTAAAGAGGTCAGTTACACGATACATCAGCCCCGACTTGACAGTATCAGTACCGATGGTACCACGATCAGTAAACTTGTCGACTGGGCCAACTACTTCGTCAAGCCAAAAGCCAAGAAAGCGTGGAGCGGCGCAGGCGAGTTCCTCCCCGGAGAGTGGTGTGGATTCTGCCGTGCAAAAGCGCAGTGCCGCGCCCGGTCGGACTACAACACCGAGCTCGCCCGCCAAGAGTTTAAAGAGCCGGCCCTCCTCAGTGAAGAAGAAGTCAGCCAGGTCCTCACCAAAGCCCAAAACTTAAAAACCTGGGTCAACGACGTAGAAGAGTTTGCATTAAACAGGGCAGTAGATCAGGGAGTAATACCACCGGGATACAAGCTAGGCATGACAGTGACGCACCGAAAGATCAGCGACTCACAACTAGCGGCAACGGTGTTGGTAGAGAAGGGTATGTCTCCGGAGGTAATCTGGGAGCAGCCTAAGCTCAAATCAATCTCAGTGCTCGAGAAGCTAGGTCCTAAGGGTCAGGTAGTCTCATGGCTCGGGGAGCTCGTACAGAGGCCTGAGGGTGCCCCCAAATTGATTCGCAGCAAGGAAGACGCGAAGGAGGATTTTGCGTGAGTACCTGGCTAATAGCGGCGATGGGTGTGGTGTATTTTGTGGTGGCCTGCGACCAGTTTTACAAAGGTGGGATTGGTACTGGCATCATGTTTTTAGGTTACGCCATGGGCAATATTGGATTGGTAATGGTCGCTAAATAGGAGACAATATGCGGGTAGCGTGCTATGGATCAGAGTTTGATGTTCCAGATTTTTTAATAGACAAGTTTATCAAAGACTTTGATGGGCTACCAGGGAGTGGGCAGCGTGAAAACGTGATGCAGCTTAGGATGTCAATTGATGAGGTGCTAGACTATGTGGCAGAAGAACCCGATATGCTGCATGAGTTTGAGATACGTTCAGACTTTGTAAAGGCCCTGGCAATGCAAAAAGCAATGGGCGAGCTAGGCATATTGCACGACTCATAATTATTTCACATTGTGAAACAAAAAAGTAGTAGAAGTTT